TGGTGCCATATCACAGATCAAACCTTATATTGATAACAATGGTGACGCTACATTCCTTATAGAGTCTGTCACCGATAACTTGGGATGTATTGCTAGAGATAGTATCATTGAGTTGGCAGGCAACCTTCTGTTTCTTGCACCTGATGGTATCCGTCCTGTTGCTGGTACTGATCGAGTTAATGATATTGAGTTAGGGTTGCTGTCCGAAGCTATCCAAACAATTATCAACGATATTATCGATGACTACGATATGCAAAACATCGTTGCTGTAGACATCCTTTCTAAAACACAATTCAGATACTTTATTACTGATGATGGTGACACTACTGGTGTTTCTGATGCTTATGGATTGATTGGATGTTATCGACAGAATGGTACGAATGGCCCTCTCTGGGAATTTATGGAGATGGTTGGCATTCGTGCTAGTTGCGTATGGAGTGGCATCGTAAATAACCAAGAGTTGATTCTTCATGGTGATTACAATGGAAAAGTGTATAGACAGGAGACTGGTAACACTTTTGATGGAACTAACATCGTAGCAATCTATACCACACCCTATCTTGATCTTGGGGATACTGAGATTAGGAAAAAGATGAGGAAGCTAAACCTATTTATTAAACCTGAGGGTTCTATCACCATGTCTTTGGCTGTTCGTTACGACTGGGGAGACTCTAATATTCTTAATCCTAGAGACTATATAGGCATTTCTGTATCTTCTTCTGCTAAGTATGATAGTGGCGTGAAGTATGATGATGGGTCTGTCTATGGTGGTGCTTCTGTCAACAAATTTAGTCAAAACATCGAGGGATCAGGCTTTAGTGTACAGTTTTCTATTGTTACAGATGGCACTTCACCCCCTTATACAATCCAAGGGTTTGTTCCCGAATTTTCAGTAAAAGGTCGAGATTAATGGGCACAGGTTATACACGGCAGTCCTCCGCTAGCATCATCACTAACGAAGATATTTTAGCTGCCCCACTCAACGATGAATTTAATGCAATAGAAGATGCCTTTGATGCTACTACTGGACATTCTCATGATGGAACTGTAGGCGAAGGCCCACGTATTAGTCTAACAGGTGGAGTATCAGGTATTCTTGGTGCTACTAATGGTGGCGGTGGTGGAGCAACTTATGCTGCTTCGTTTGACAACTTAAAACAAGCCGCCACTACAAGTTATACTGGTGTTGTGGAGTTAGCGACTGATGCTGAAACTCAAACAGGGACTGATACTGCAAGAGCAATAACTCCTGCAAACTTGACTGCTAAAGAGGCTAGTACATCAGAACTACGTGCTAACACTGCTGACAGGATTCTGACTACAGACATTACTTGGGGTTCAGCTGCTTTCGTAGCTTTGTCTGACGGTGCAACGGTTGCTGTAGATATGAATACTGGTTTTAACTTTTCACTAGTAATAGCTGGTAACAGAACACTAGGAGCACCAACAAACGAGAAAGTAGGACAGTCTGGTTGTATCTCAGTTACTGCATCAGGCTCTACAAGAACTCTTGATTTACATGCTGATTGGAAGCCTGTTACTGGTATTGAAGCTGCACCGTTCAGTATTCTTACTACAGAAACTCTTGAAATTTGGTATTTTGTTCGAGCAACAGACACTATAGTAATTACGGCAGTAACTCGAAGGACTACATAATGATCCCCGGTCTTAAGGCTTTCTCAGGTAACCAAATTGCTTCTGGTACTAGAGTTGTTACTTTTTTAGCTTGGGATCATGATAACGATGGTAGCTTTGGTGGTTCTACTTCTTGGTCTTTCCCCGGCCTTAGTTTTGGCGCTGCTGCTGGTAATCGTTGGATTGTAGTTGCTATTGGTGCAAGAGGCTCTGGACCTTTATCAGTATCCTCTTGTACTATAGGCGGAAAAACAGCAAGGATTATTGCAACTTCTACAGGAAGTAGTGGCAGTTCTGACATGATGGTGGCCATAGGTATTGCTTATGTTCCTGGTGGTACAAGTGGGACTGTAGCTGTAACCTTGAATAGCGGTTGTTCTGATTGTGATGTAGGTCTTTGGTCTGTTACTGGTATTACTTCATCCCACATGTATGATAGTGATACTGATAACTCTGGTGCTATGTCATTAACTCTAGATACTCGTGCTTCTGGTTATCTGATAGCTGCTACTGCTGCTCGAAACAACTTAGGTGCCTCAACGACATGGACTAATGCGACAGAAGTGTTTGATCACTCTAACGATGGTATTGGATTTTCTGCTGCAACTGTATCTACTAGTGGAGCAGCTGTGACAGTCTCGGCAAACTTTTCTGGGACTGCAGGACAAGAAGTTATGGCAGTTATAACACTCTAGGAGATAAACATGGCTAGAAACGTAAACGCCGAAGGGCTTAAACTTATTAAACAATGGGAGGGACTAAGACTTAAGGCTTATAAAGATGGTGGTGGTGTTTGGACTATAGGTTATGGTCACACTTCTGCCGCTGGTAATCCTAAAGTTAATCCTAGTATGAGTATTACAGAAGCTGAAGCTGAGAAAATCCTGAGGGATGATCTCGATAAGTTTGAAGCTGATGTAGTTCGACTTGTTAAAGTACCTCTGACAGATAACCAATTTTCTGCTCTTGTTTCGTTCCACTTCAATACTGGTGCTCTAGACAAAAGCACTCTTTTGAAGAAGTTGAACAAGGGAGATTACAATTCTGTCCCTTCAGAGTTGATGAAATGGGTGAATGACAATGGAAAGAAAGTTCAAGGTCTAGTTAATCGGAGGGCTGCTGAATGTGGTCTATGGGCAAAGGGAAGTTATGTATCAACGAACACCCAACCCGTAGAGAAAGTGAAACCTCCTATAGTAACGAAAGAGAATATTACTTGGGTAGTATCTATCCTGTCAGCCTTAGGATTATCCCAAGTGAGTGGTCCGATTGCGATAGCTCTTGCAGTTATCCTTGTAGGCGCTGCAGCAATAGGGGCTTATTTCTTTATTAAGAGCAGAAAAGATGCTTAAGATTCTTACTCTTTTGGTGAATGCAGGGCTAGGTAACTTTATTGATAAGTTAGCAGACGTATATAAAAGAAAAGCTGAACTTGAGGTTGATAAAGAAAAACTTCGTTCAGAGTTGACTGCTGAGTATCTTAAGCAGATTGTAGAAGACGGCAGAATAATGGCTGATCTACAAGTAAAGAAGATGGGATTTCCTTTCTTTTGGGTTCTTGTAGGTTTGTTTACTGTACCACTAGGATTATGGTGGACTGCTGTAATCTTAGATAGTATTTTTGGATTCCAAGCTGATGTAGCTAATCTTCCCACCCCTGAGATGAGGCAATGGGCCGGAGACATGATCAAATGGATTTTTTATGTTGGTTCTGGCGTCATTGGTTTTAAAGCATTAACAGGGAGATAATAGAGTGATTGATACGCCTAAAGATTACGAACAAGATGAACTTATTACTGTAAAACTCTCCCGTAAAGAGTTTGATATTGTCAGAAAAATTATAGCTCGTGCAGAAGCTGCTGGTTGGTTTGACGGTTGGATTAAAAACCATTGGGTTTGGATCGTCGGCGGCGGTATTCTTACTTTTTTATATATAGGTGATCAAATTAAATCTCTATTTCACGGAACACCTTAACATGCCCGAAGGGTTTAAATAATGACTATACAATCTGATATTGATAGACAGAATGAGATGAGGGCTCGTGGTGGATTACCCCTTTTACCGGGTGGTACTCCATCAACTCCTGAGACTCCAGAAACACCCACCACACCAACAACCCCTACTACTCCAACTGATCCACTTCCTTCTGGTGGTCTACCTACTACTGTTGTTCCTGGAACTCCAGAACCCGGTACTGGTCAAGTTGGTGTTGCAGATTTAAGTGGTCAAGCTGCTTTAGACCCCAGTATTCTTATTCGTAGGGATGATCCTAATACTCCTGAGAATGAGAGTATGAGTAACGTTGATCATGTACCGAATATTGATGCGAATGCTCAAGGTACTAACCTCAACCCTGCTGATCCTAGATATGGCTTGGGTGGTAATCCTGTTGTTGCTACTGCACAAGGCGAAGTTACTCAAGGGACTGCTGTAGGTGCCACTAAAGTAGATCCTAAAGCTGCGGTTGGTTATACTGCTCAGACTACACAAAAGAATATAGAGAAGAATGGGCAGATGACTGCTGCCAAAGGTACTCTTTCTTCTGGAAGTCTGATTGATAGTAGTAAAATACCTCAGATTGATCTTAAAGCTGCTACATCTAAGTTAGGTCTAGACGATTATGCTCATCTAGAGATTAAGGATGTTGCTAAAGAGGCTACTCTAAAGGGTCAGCTAGATATTCTTCAGTCAGAGTTTGTTGATAGTAATGGTAATCCTACTATTCCTGCTTGGGCTGCTGGTGCTGCCAGAAATGTAGCTAGGATTGCTACATTCAAAGGCATGACTGGTACTGCGGCTACTGCTGCAATGTCACAGGCAATCATGGAAGCTAGTATTCCTGTTGCTTCGGAAGATGCTAAATTCTTTCAGACACTCACCCTGCAGAATCTTAGCAACAAGCAGCAGTCAATCATTAACAAGACTAACATCCTTGCTAAATTTGAGTTAGCGAACCTAGATAATAGAATGGCTGCTGCAGTAACAAATGCTCAGGCATTCCTGCAGATGGATCTTGCTAACTTAAACAACCAACAGCAAGCTAACGTTATTAATACTCAAGCAAGGGTACAGTCTATCCTTGAAGATGCTAAAGCGGTTAATACTGCTAGGATGTTTACGGCTGATGCTCAAAACGAACAGAATCGTTTTTATGATCAGCTGAACTCTAGTATCGAAATGTTTACTGCTTCACAGCTGAATCATATGACCGAGTTTAATACTGGTCAAGCTAACCAGATGGAAGCCTTTAACGTAGGTGAATTTAATACTATGGAAAGGTTCCATCAAGATCTTGAAAACAATCGTGAACAGTTTGAAAGCACAATGCAGTATAACATCGACGTTAGTAACGCTAAATGGAGACAGACTGTAACTCTTACTTCTGCTGAAATGACTTTTGAAGCGGCTTCTAGAGATGTTCAAAACTTAGTTGGTATTTCTCAAGAACAGATGAATAACCTTTGGGATCGTTACGATAGTAACCTAGATTATCTTTGGACTTCAACAGAAAACGAACTTGAGCGTAGGAATAAACTTGCTCTAGCTAGGTTGGCTGCTGATGCTGCTAGTAATGCTGCTGATAGTGAAGCATTTGGTTCTATGGTCGGATCAATCACTGGAGCATTAATTAATAATCTACCTGATGCAATGAAAGCTGCTGGTGATATTACTGAATGGTTAGGATTATAAGATGACAAGAGAAGAAATGGTTCGTAGAGCAGTTAAAGCTTATTTCAAAGGGTTATCTCCTGATGAACTAAAGGTCACTTCTGGTAAGAGGATGAAATATACTAAAAAGTATTTTGATGCTTTTGGTGAAGAAGAGGGCCTTGGTAAAGTGGATGATGAACCAGAACTAAAGAGAGAATAATATGTTAGATAAATCAGCACTCCTAGATGGTCCTATTCCTGGGGCTAATTTCACATCTGATACCAAGAACTATCCTTGGCATCGACCACCTAAGTATACTGACTTGGATGAAGCTATCGAGTTTTCTTTTAATCATCTAATGGATGAAGAAAAATTTGTTAGCTTTCTCACAATGATGGAAACTGGTGTCACTATTCTTCAGGCTGCTGATATGTTTACTATGGCTGGTGTTGGAGCTGGTAAATGGACTGTAGATTTTGCTCTGTTAATGGCAGGTCCAGTAGCACACATCATGTGGCTTATGTGTAAAGCATATGGTATTACACCAAAACTTGGTATTGAAAAGAAGAGAAAACCTGCAATGAGCCCAACATTTAAAGCGATGGCAAAAACAGAAAAGATTAATCGTGATAAGGTTAAAGCTGCTGTAAAGATGATTGACGAAGTTAAAATAGAGCAGGCTGCTGAAAGGTTAACTCCTGAGGCTCCTCAAACTGAGGCTACAGGTTTCATGTCTGGAGGTAAAGTATAATGGGTTTTATGGCCGGATTTGGAACTGCCTTTTCTCGTCAGATCGAGATTGGTGAAGAGCGTAGAGCACAACAGAAAGCTGATGCTTTTAGGCTGAAGTATGCAGATTTCATATCTCAACGAAATAAAGTTGATGAGTGGAAACGTGAAGATACTAAAGCTGTGAATAAAGCAGAGGCTATCTTAAAACGCACTAATGCAGACCGCAGAATTTTACCTTGGGTTATAGAACAGGTTCGAGGTGGAGCTGATGAGGATGATATTGTAACTAGTGTTACGACTGGTAAGTTTGATTTTACTCAACAAGGTGGAAAGACTGAAGTAAAACCTGTTGATCAACAGACTGTAGACTCAGGTATGGCCCCTGCTGAAACTCCTGAAGTACCACAAGCACCTGAGGCTCCACAACCTGCTAGTAATACTGAACTCCTGCATAACAATCCAAAGAACCCTGCCACTAAAATTAAGTTTAGTGATAAGCTGAATGAAATTGGTTCAAATATGCAGAAGGCTCGTCAACAGCGTCTGGATGAATATGCTACTAATGAAGTAGCTGGTACTGCTGGTGTATCTCCTGAAGAGGTTCAGAACACTATCAGTGGTGATGCTTATCAACCTGCTGTTCAGGATACTTCTGGGATTAACTTTACTCCTGCTCCACCTGTAAGAGAACCAAGCAAGTTTGATACTTTACCTGAAGCTCAGATTGAATACGATGCTGCTGTTGCTTCTGGTGATCAAGATAGGATTACTGAGGCTGAAAGAACTCTCAGGTCTGTTGAAAAAGGGACCAGTAAAGCAGCTGAAAGAGAAGCTATCAAAAATGGAATTAAAAACGGCGGACTTTCTAACATTTATGTAAATGGTAAATATGTAAAGACTACTCAAGTTCAGCAAGATGCTGATGGAAATCCTGTTGATATTTCTGGTAATCCAATAGAAGGTGCAGTAATTCCTGTAGATCCGATACAAACTCAACGCCTAGCAGAAATCAATAAAACTATTGATAAGCCTCTCCAAGAGATTGCTAGTGCAAAAGCTGGTGTTAAATCTTCTTTAAGAGTTTATTCTATCATGGATGATCTGGTTAAGAAGAGTAATGGTGATGTTCTGCAGCCAATGACTTCTGGATTCTTTAGGTGGACAGATGCAACAGTTCACGATATTGCTGCTGGTGCTGCTAAAGTATCACAAATCTTTAAGGATACTGGGACTCTAGAGGGTCAAGATATACCGTCTCTTGCAGAACTTAAAAATGCTGAGACAACTCTACAATCTTCTGGTGTGAGTGATCTTGCGCAGCAGAAAGCATTGTTTGAAGTCCAAAGAGCTATTTTTGCGTATCAATTAGGCGCTTCTCTTGGGCAAGAAGGTCGTAACGTATCCGAAGGAGAACGTAAGGTATTCTTTGATATATCTTCTCCTGGACAACCCGAGACTTTCCACAAAAACATGTCAAATCTGATTCTTACTACTGCTAAAACTCTAGATGATAAAGAGGCTCAGATTCTATCTAGTGATCGGGGCATTAAACAATTCTTTGCTGACTACGAGTTTATTCCTTCACAATACGAACCAACTTCTCTTGTTGAAGAATTAGCTAATAGTAAAGATCCTGATGTAAAAGCGGCTTATCAGAATCTTGTAAGCTATGGGAATAGTGATCTTATGCCTGATCCTACTAAAAATGTTGAAGGGGGCTCTATACCTCCGGGATGGGATGAAGATCTTTGGGGAGTCTTAACACCTGAAGAACAACAAAAAGTTCGCTCAAAATACTCTAAGCAAAAACCTGAAACAGGATGGTAATATGGATGAAGAAGAAGAACTCCGTTTAAAAGCACAGGCTAGGTTAAGGATAAAGCAGCAGAAAGAGAAAGCTGCTGCAAAATCTGAACCAAAGATTAAATGGCAGACTAAAGAAAACACTTCTATCCTTCCTGATTTTATGCTTAAAACTCAGAAAGAGCCTGTAACAATGGATGGTCCTAAAGGTCAAGAAGAGATCATGGACCTTCCAGAAGTTAACGATAAGATGTACAATGGTATTGAAAAACAAAATCAAATAGCTTTGTACGAAGCCTATCTAAAGCACCCTAAAACACAACGAGACGCTTCTGGAGCAGGAATCTATAAAGGTAAAGTGATTCCTCTTCCTGTTGAAGATACTAGTAGCGGTGTTGCTGGTGGTCTTTGGAATATGGGTAGAAATATTGTTGAAGGTGTTACTGCTGGTGGTGAATATGCCGGAGTTCTTCCTGAAGGAAGTACAGATGTTGTGCAAGAAATTCCCGCATATAAACCAACTAACGTTAAACAAGTAATTGGCTCTACTGTCGGAGAAGTTGGTGGTAGTATTGGTTTAGGTGGAGTTATGTTCAAAGGGATTTCTTCTCTTGGTGCATTAGCTCCTAAAGTTGGCCAAGCTACTTCATACATGGCTAGAGTTCTTGGTCAAATGGTTTCTCAAGGAACTTCTGCTGGTTTGTCTTTTGGCAACCCCATCAAGAAAGAAGGCGACAGTTACAAAACAGAAGGGAATGAGTGGGTCGTAGGGCCAGATTCTTATCTGTTTAAAGGGCTTGATACAAAGTCTCCAACAGAAGTAGAAGCCATCTTAAAGGATAGGCTAAATATTGCTGCTGATGCTGCTGTTCTTGCTGGTGCTATCGAACCTGCTGCTGACGCTAGTAAGAAGCTGTTTGGAACTCTTTATCATATGTTTGCAGAAAACATTCATGGTGGTATAAGCAGATCTAAAGCACAAAAAATTGTTGCTAATCAGTTCTGGGATAAAGTTGCTGCTGCTTCTGGTGTACAATCTCCACAAGAACGAGAGGTTCTTATGCAAGAGGTTGTTACTATGTTAAAGGATCCAAACAACAGAAAAATTATTCTTAATCTTGATACTCCGGGTGTAGATAATATAGATATTAACTTAGATACTGCACATGCTTTACGCAGAGGGCTAAAGGGTGATAAATCTCAAGAAGCGGCTGCTATTGAGGGTGTATTTAACGAAGAGAATAGACGTATTATTGGTGCTGGTGATGAAGGTCTTAGGGCTGCTACAGAACAACCACAAGTAAGTCTTAAAACTCTTGCTGATCAAAGCGAAGAAGTATTCGGCGGCCCTATGGGTAAAACCGCTAGAGTAAATTCCGAACAAACAGCCAGAGAAATACAGAAGTATGGACAACAAGAAGTTGGTGGAGCTAGAGCAAAAGTAGAAGATGCAGATATTGCTGCTGCAACAGAAAATGCAAAGCTACCAGAAATTTTATCTCCTGTTAGTACTGATAAAACAGCAAGTCAATCCTACGATAATGTCAAATCTCGTATGGATGATCTCATTACTAATACTGATGAAGGCAATGATTTTGTCAATAACACTCGAAGAGAAAAGTACGACGACGTAAAGAAAACTCCTTACACAGAAGCCGATGGTACTTGGAGTGATTTAAGAGATGAATTACTTCCGTCAGAAGAACTTGTAACTCTTGGAGCTAGAACTTACAATATTCCTATGCCACTTAAAAGGGCTATTGAAGAGGCTGGAGATGATTACAGAAAACTAGTTACAGATGTAAAACCTCAATTAAGTAAAACGATAGAAGAGTTGAGAGCAAATCCAAACAAGAATACTGACTACGCTCTTATAGATGTTCTTGAGAGAATGCAGGAGAATATTGCCCATGTTCAACCTAATCTTTTAAAGGGAACTCCTGCTGCTGAAGCAGCAACTAAAGCAGATAAATATACCAAAGAAGTGTTTGGTGAGACTGTTGGTAAAGGTGTACCAAGAAAAGTTAACGACATTAGAACGAATGTTAATGACCGTTTTGATATTCCTAAACAAGACGCTGCTACGAGAAAGACTATAAAAAACGTAGTTGAGTCAGAAAATCCTGATGAACTAGAACACTTCGTTAAAACTCTTTCGCGCTATGAATATAACAAATCTCATATGAAGGTTCTTGATTATGCAAGAGCTAAAATTGCAGATAAACTTAGGACAGAGATTGCTACAGTTGGTGAGGGTATAGGAGAAATTAATCCTAAAGGGCTTCTCGATACTCTAAATAAATATCGGACTGTATTTAAAGAATTTCCTGAGGCAAGAAAGCAACTTGATACCCTTGAACAAAATATTCTTAAAAACAGAGGAAATGTCAAGAAACTTAAAGAGTTGGCTGACAGTTATTCTATGGAAGCAGATGATATTGCTAATGAAATTTATGGTGATACTCTTCAGGATTTCTTTAAAAAGAGTGGTGCTCTGAAAGAGAATGCTTCTCAAAGTTTTCAGGATGTTTTCACAAGTAAACAGAACATTTCTAAAGTACGAAAGCTGACAGAAATTGTCGAAAAGAGTGGGAATGATGTAGTAAAAAATGGATGGAAAGCTGCTTATATCAACGCATTAAAGAAAGAAATTTTTCCAAGTCTTTCTAATGTGACTGCAGATGGAACAGTAAATATCGCAAAAGGTTCTGATCTGTTAGAGAAAAACAGCACTCTTATGAATATTGGTGATGAGATCTTTAAAGATAAGCCTATCATCATGCAATCCTTTAGAGAGTTGATTGATCCTTCTGTTAAGACAGCAGTAGAAGCTAGAAAAAGACCTAGTGCATCTATGAACGATGCCTTACGTAAGGCTAAATCAGAAGTTGGTACTCTAACAAGGTTTTGGTTTGGTCCTCTGACTCGTCGCGGAACTATTACTAACGCTGCAGCCGGAAAACTTCTTGAGTATATGGATCCTGGGAATGTCAGAGCTAATTTTGCTTCTGCTATGATGAAAGACTCAGATACGTTTGTTCATATTACAGAGCAACTACTTAAGGATAGTGCTGATGATTCTAGGAAAATGAGAATAGCTTTTCAGTTTCTTGTACGCGCTGGAATTTATAACGAGAATGACTACAAAGAATACCAAGCTGATGTTTTAAATAACGACGCAAAATAGACAAGCAAAAGCCCCTGGACACAACACCTAGGAAAATCTCCTAAGTATCGTATCCAGGGGCTATTTTTATGCGTAGTACTCTTCTATAGCTAACTGAAGGTAATGAATAGCTTTTTCTAAGTCTACTTTACCACCTTTCGCTTTATGTCTGCAGATATATTTTACAGCGTTACCGGTGTACCAATCTAAATTATTTTTTACTATAAATTCACTAGGTTGAATTGACATTGACTGATAATGGTCACCAGCTACTTGACGATTTTTATGACTTTCTTTTTCCATGATTCTCCGAAAATCCAAAATGGATGTTTGCCTCTTTGCGAACTGCTATTGCATCTTCTAACAATTTGTATCTTCCTAAATTTATGCATTTTCCAGCAACAGTTATAGAACATCTCCAAGATTTGGTTATTTTATCCCACGATATACCCGTATAACCACTTTTATTGGTAATTCGTAAAGTAGAATTTTTATTATTAATTTGATTTGTTACGTCTCTAAGGTTTTCTATTCTATTGTCTAATCTGTCTTGGTTAATATGATCAATTTGACCTTTAGGTAAATTTCCTTTTAATAACCACCATATTAATCTGTGAACTGGATAACGTTTATTTTTAAATGAGGTAATTCTATATCCATAGAAACTAATATATCCAGCTTCTTTTTCTGTTTTCTTTCTTATTAATCTGCCATTTTCATACCTAAAAACATCTGAAGGTTGAATAGCCATCTCTTTGTAATGAGTACCATTGATTTGGATATCCTTAGCTGTCATTCATCACCTTTCGTAGATTATCCAAGATGGATTTTCCTTCGTTAGGATGTACACAGTTTCTTAGAATCTGAGCTGGACAGTGATTATTACCGTAGTAAATGTTTTCTTCGTAATGGATTCCTAACCAGTCCATTAACTTCTGTTTACCTTCTAAGTTTGCTAGATTGATAAAATCTTTCGGGATAGGTTCCGAATAATCTCCTACATCAAAATTACTCCAATAATAATGTCTTCCTAAAGATTTGCCTTTAACTAGTGGTTCATAAAAAGGATTGACATTCTCTACTACCCAATAACCTTTGTAAAAATGTTGTAAGAATAATACTTCTTGATATAGACTTAGATCAACATATCGTTTTAGTTTGTGTCTTGTGGCTTTCATCATTTTAGAATGTGTCTGGCAAGGAGGACTGGACCAAATGAAGTCAAATTCTTCAGAATGATCTAAAAGATACTGATGAGCATCTGTTTCGATTACAATGTCATTAGGATACAATCTTCGGTATACTGCAGCAATTTTAGGTTCCAGTTCTACTGCTGTTACTTCTACATCATCCCAGAGTTTCCTGTTTCCTCCTAAGCCGGTATAAAGATTTAATACCTTCAATCGAATAACTCTCCTTGTGCTGTACCAGTGATAACACTTACCCTCCACTGTGCATTAACCAAGACGATTTCTCCCTTTAGATCATTCTCTACGAGTTCGTAATCATAGAGTGCTTTCTCAAGCCACATACAAGCGTCTGTTAATGAGCTAAACTGCTCGATCTCTACCTGTCTCATGAGGACAACTCCTTGGCAATCAAATGCATTATAATCCAGTATGAGTTAGACTCTTTACATCCCACAGTATCCTCCACCTGTAATCGAACACGCATCAAGCCACTCTTGTGGTTCTTCATACTCTTTTCCAATCTTTTCTCTGGCTTCACTATAAGGAACAGATGTTAATGGTTGACCACCTCTACTTCCATCTGGATAGCATGTAAATCCTCTAAGTCGAGGGGCGTACTTTGCGAGAGTATCTGCAAACTGTACAGTAGTGAACGTTTGATTTTCTCTAGGTGGAAGGTTGATAGTGCTGGAGATTGCCATGTCAACGTAATCTTGTACGTCAGCTTGGAACTTGATTCGTCTTTCGTAATCGTTTGCAAGATCAATACTACTTTCCATTTTTTCTGGTTCAATACCAAGGACATCAATCAACTGTTGAGCAGCAGCATCAATAGAGTACTGATAGTGCCATTTAGTTCCTTTTAGATATCTACGTTTGTACGCTACAGCATATACTGGTTCAATCCCTGTTGTTGTTCCTGCGATGATACCGATTGTACCTGTTGGGGCAATACTCCTGTTTGCTACAGGACGAGAAATTCCTAACTTATTAGCCCATTTTTTGGAGATCTCATCACTAACACCTTTGTAGATACTAAGCCACTGATGTAACTCAGGTACTACTTCATAACGATAACTCCTTTGTAATAACCATTCATGTACACCCATAAGACCTAAACCAAGCCGCCTATTCTTTTGACGAACTTTGTATACTTTTTCATAAGGAAGGTCTGCTTCGAGTGTACCACAGAGAAGAAAGATCGTAGCCAGTTCTACTACCGTTTTAAACTCTTCAGCATCTGGTATCCTTGAAAGATTGATACTTCCTAGGTTACACACATCGCTATCATCCTCTGAAGTAACTTCGGTACATGCGTTTCTAAGTGTTTCGTTCTCCTTATCAAAGAAGTTAAACGAAAAGCCGGGCTCACCTGTAGTCAACGCTTGTTCTACATTCTTAAGAAACACATCTCCATAATCACCTTTATAAGAACTCATTAACCATTCTGTATCATAGTTTACAGAGATATTAGTCATGTCAAGTGGAGCAGGGAAGTTAAAGTCTACATTCTTCACATCCCAAATTGTTTTATCTGTGCCTGGGATTGGCATATTCTTCCAGTCTTTTGCAACTAAGAAGTTTCTGATGTCTCCATGTTTCCAATTGAGCGAAGCATAGATAGCTGACCTTCGACTTCCGCCCTGCATAATTCGTCTACCGATTTCATTAACCATGAGCATCTTAGGAATTGGTCCTGATGCTTTTCCTCCTGTACGTGAAATGATTGAAGTAGAATCCCGGTAGCGCGAATAGTCGTTTCCAATACCTCCGCCTGTGAGTAGACAAGATTCTGCTTTCCAGCTAAGGTCAGCCCAATCCTCTCTAGTGTCTTCTTCGGAACGGAGTAAGTAACAATTATTGAAGAATTTAACCTTTCGACCTGCATAATACAAATACCTGCCACCTGGGATAAAAAGCTGATCCCGAATAATCTCATAAATACTATTTACTGTTTCTTGATCTACGTAGTTTCCACAGACTTGTTTAGCCAGTGTTTTTGACAAGGCATCCCAAGTTTCAGCCCCATCGTGTTTATACTTCTGTTCAAAAATAGTCTGTGCTAATGCACTTCTAAATACTTTCTCTGTCACTCGTTAGTAGCCTCCTTTAGATGTTTTTCCAACTGTTTAAACCCACCAATATATTCATTATCAAACCAAATCTGGGGTACTGTCTTAAGGTTTAACGACAGTAGATAATCCAGTGCTTGATCATCTTTGATATTAATCTCCCTGTATTCCAACCCCTTGAGTTTTAACAAGGCTTTGGCTTGGTCACAATACGTGCAGTTGTCTTTAGTGTAGAGTACTATCATTCTTTCCAAAACTCTAGTTGAGATTCTCCATAGATGTGCTTCATTCCTGTATAATACCTTCCGTATTCATTCCAAGCTTTTACTATGTATTGTCCATCATCAGTAATTCCACAGATGAATCCTGGAAAAGAGTAAGTTTTCCCTTCGTATATTACTTTATCACCGAGTTTAAATTTCAAAGTATCTCTCCAGA